TTGTCGTGAATAACGACGTCGCCTAGATGTTCAGGGCCGCGGCACCTGCGGATATTACTTGGTATAGGGTCCAAAGCGCGAAGCCAAGCACGCCTAACAACAGACCAGCGATGGTCAGCGTTACGGTCTGTGCCAGCCACGCGCCTAAGCCCGTTAGCCAAGCTAATCCAATGTTGTGGTTCATCTGGAAGTTCTTCAAGGTAGTGAGCCCTCACGGGTACACCCTCAAAGAAGTCTCCCCCACAACTCTCTCTGAATGGACCTTCAGCGAAGGTCTTATTCATGTTCGGTTGGAAGCCGAACATACGTAGAGCCGCCATTACACCTTTGTAATGGTAACTAGGTACTATGAGGTCATCCCCATAGCAACTAACGAGATCGGGGTCACCCCCTTCATCCCGGACCACGCAGCGCGCTAACGTTACGAACAAAAGTGACTCAAGCTCAAACGTGAATCCATTCCCCATTGAGGAGAACTTTTCCAGTCTGTACCATCGTCCTTCCATTCGCGTATGTGTAGCACGCAGAGAGTTGAGCAATTCATGCCAGTCGCCTCGTAGGACGAGCCTTGGCAGGACACGACACACAGTGTCGCTCGCATTGCTCATGTCAACAGTTGCAAAGGTCCCATCCACACTAGCGAATCTTGCGATTTCGCGATGGTGGAGCTGACCTTCCCTCAAGTTGACCCCGATTCGCAGCAACCTCTTTTTCATCTCCAACCCAACATCCAGTTGGTACGAGATAGGAATAGAGGCCTCCTTACAGCAACCCCGGAATTTTGTTCCGTCTTTGGGCACTGTAAAGAAGATGTTGCCACGCACCGTAGAGGGATCACTTTGCCAAGGGCGCTCTTCACAGAGGGCCCTACTCCAGGACGTCTCCCCCCAAAGGGGGAGAAGACACCGGGTGGCATCGTAGATCGTTGGGGTGCTCGACATCTTGTCGGGAGTTGTTTTTAACTTTCCCGTGTCAGCATACGTGGCGCCGCCTGAAAACCGCGGCGTTAGATGGACAGGCAGATTTCCCAACACAGAATTAACTTCTTTACGCCAACGACTGATGAAGTCGTAGACGGGTTCATCCCCGTCCTCTAGGTAGAGGGATTCGGGAAGAAACCGGGTCAATCTAGCGTTGGTAGCGTGACAGAGCCTCTCACATTCGAGAAAGGTTACACGCGCTGCCTCCTCCTTGTCTACCGTAGTGGGAAGGTCACACTTACGAAGTAGGTCTGTTACCAGACTGTCCTTCCAGAGTGCCTCGGCCCCACTGCGGGGTAGTCCCCCGCTATCTTGGTAGTCAGAAGGTCTAACGCGGAGCTTTTGAAGCTCCAC